TTTGCTAAAATATTGAATTCTCATAAGTCACCACATTAATAATTAATTTATCTACCCTATGTATTAATTATAGCACAACTTTTACACAGTGCAACAGTTTTATTAAACTATTTTACAAACCATCCATGAACAGTATACTTGAACCTTATTAGTAAGCTTAACATGAACAAAACACCATACTGGTATCAACGCCAATTTGGGACTTATAGCAACACCTCTCCATACACCTTCCCAGACCTGCATAGTGTCTTGTAAGTCGTTAACCAAGCTTTCAACACAGTGATAGATGGTAGGTTCAGTTATCATGTTATTTAGCTCCTAGAACACACAACAAAGCAAAGAACCCCATAAACACTAAACCTAAAAGCGGCTGACCCATACAGAAGCAAACTACAGTTAAACCAAAGATAACTTCCATAAATCACCTCTTATTCACATTCATGATGTTCAAGTTCAATAATCAGTTCTTGTAATTCCTTGTTCTTCAATATCCTATCTTGTATATAATAATTCTTAGCACGTCTTGTTTCTTCTAAATTCTTCATCTTATTAACTATGTTCTGTGATATGTTCATAAGTCACCTATATAATTAACTATCTCTTACTTATAGTATAGCTCAACTATTACACAATACAAGTACCATATAATATTTATTTATCATTATTATCTATTCTACATATCCCTATATATCATTATATACCATATATCTAATATATCTACTATGTATGCTATAGTTCATCATGTTTATCTCTCTCACTGTAGTCATAAGGTCACTATAGTCACTGTAGTCATGATAGTCACTATAGTTATTATAGTTATATGTTATTATATATTACTATAGTTATTATATATATTATTATAGTTATATGTTATTATATGTTATAGTCACTGTAGTTATATAGTTACTATAGTTATATAGTTACTATAGTTATATAGTACTATAGTTATTACTACTATGGATCCCGGTGGACTATACGTTATTGTACAACATATTTTACAATTTGTCAAGAACTATTTAATAACTACCTGTATAATAGTTAAATATAATTTACTATAAATTATCAATACTAGACTATTATTAATCACCTATAATATAATCAATTACTTGAGTTAGCCGGAATTTCCGGGATACTGATACTATCGTGATTACAGTGACCATGATCCGACCATATGTGATACACAGTGACCATCGTGACTGCTGTAACCATACAGTCACAGCACTCACTGCATTTATAATAAAAATGGCCTCCATGCACACAGGTACTACTGTCACAACAGTATGATTGTATTGATATATCATATAACATACACAATAACCAGTTCATAAAGCGTTGATTGTATGTATGTATTATATATAACATATATAACATAATCATCTTAAGTCCATGACAGTAATGTATTACATACCTACCCACCCAGGGGGAGTATATACAGTGACTTTGGTGACTGGCGCGTAGGTACTTGGCACTATATTGACCAATTTTTAAGAAAGTAGAGTAAAAAGTACTCAATTTTATAGGAATCTCAGGTCTTTTTCTGAGATTCCGTAGTATTTTCAAATGACTAAAAGTCAAACTGAAAAATTTACAAAATATTTGTCACAAACTATTGCGTAATATTTACTCTGTGTTATAATTGGTCTATGTACTAACAACAGTGGGGTAAACACAATGAACAGTAGATCACGTATAAGCGAATTGTCAGACCAAGGTGAGGTTCCAGCAAAGAACTGTGACTGGTGCGGTAAGTTCACCAGTAAATGGGTTGTAGAGCTTGATAGAGACTATGGGGATACACTGTACTTCTGTTCTCAGGGTTGTGAAGATAATCACAGCCATGAGGAACATGAGTGGGGTAATGATATGGGTGATTTAGAGGAACAATATGGGACAAGGGGTAATACACTATGAGTACAACAGCAGAATATGAAATAGTAACACAGCTCAAACGAATTGCGGACGCTCTGGAGGCGTTATCTGCACGCAACCCTTCCACCAGTACTACTAAGCCGGAAAAAAGAGCAGGAAGGTGCCTCTATGGAGCTGACAGCGGTATCATGGAGAAGATATATGAGAACTAAGTTTCAAATCTTTAAACTTTTGTGTAAATTGAACTACAATTACTTTAAGGCTGTGTTAACTTTACGAGTGCCAGTGTTACATACAGTACGTAATTGCTGGAATATAAGTCCAGAAGCCACTAGAGGTTTAAATATTACTTTTAAATTAATAAGGTTCAAATGTTCACAGAATGGACGTGTTGTTGAAATTGAAGAACCCATGGATGAAGTAATATCAATAACTTGTGAGAAACAAGATAGTCAATACTTAATATAAACAATAGGATAACAACATGACTACAGCTAAAGAAAGAGAGACATTAACAAATGCTAATCATCTTAACTTAACATTGACACTCAGTAGGGTTGAGCGGGAGTTAATATTAGAGGCAATGGACTATACTAAACATAATCAGACACTTGCATCTAAGTTATTAGGTATATCTAGATCTAAGTTAAGATATAAGCTAAGAGAATATAAGGTTATTATATGAAACCATCATATAGATATAACCAATATTATAAGATATATGTACTAAATGTTAAGTACTTATATATGTATAGAAGTAATACATCTAAATACCCATTATATATTACTACTAGTGATAGTTTAATATATAATAATATATAATAATATAGTTATTAGTAATATAGTTATTAGTAATATAGTTATTAGTAATATAGTTATTAGTAATAGTAACCCAGTCGACTAAGTGTATTGTACACTATTTTTTGTTAAAAGTCAAGTGTTTTAATATAAATGTTAGAAAGTTCTTGACATTTAGTCTTATTTGTGATATATTGATAAAATCATACAAAGTCCCCATTTACCCCCATTATGGACTTAATGATGTGCCTAAAGGAGGCTTCGTATCTGATGAGTTGATGGGATCTCACAAACCCGCCGCCCCCTCTGGCGCACAGAAGGTGACTGGCAATAGTGCCGAAACATTAAACCTGCTTACAAAGCTAATGGTATGAAAATCGAAGTTTGCATCTCGATAGCAGTAAATAGAGCCGCCAGCTCCCTGACATGCCTGTAGACTATGTCGAAAGCGTCACAGTAAGGCGGCCAGTGTTTTTATAAATAAGAGACTGTAATGTATAAATATTTTGAATATCAATGTGAATCAAAGTGTTGCCTTGACGCACATATAGAAGAACGTTTTGTACACGATTCTGAAGAAAATGATCAATTATGTTCAAATTGTCAAGGTGTTATGACAAAGTATTTAGGAGCTACTAGAGGATTTGTTAAGAACTCTTCAACTCCGTGTAAAAACAGTTAAGCATGCCACGCCAGTTTAGGCCGAACGTAATTACAACAGTCAGGTCGTTAAAGTTGAGTAGGCGTACCACGGCATGCCCTTATTACCGCTATAACAGTTAATTGTAATATTATTTATAAAATATAATACAAAAGTAATCAATAAGTTAAGTAATTACCGTTAAAACAGTAAAAATAAGTGTTGACAAATATATTAAACTGTGTTATAGTGTATTTACAGTCAACGAATCACCTGCTGCGATTCTGATTGAAAGCCACACTTATTACAGGTGGCTTTTTTGCTTGCCTAAAAATAATAAGAGCATACACTGCCATGGGTTCAATACTTCTAATCATACCTGGTCTATTCGAACTACTTGAAAAAGTAATCGGCCCTATGTTCACATCTGCATCAAAATCATCAATTGTATCAAGCCTATTAGGAGCATCAGCAGATTCTGGCGGTGTAATGGGAGCTATTCAATCAGTATTCGGAAATCTAGAATCTGAAAAGTTAGCAGAAATTAAGGCTGGAGTAGAACTTCTTTTAGCTCAAGTTAATGAAAATACAAAAGAAGACGAATCACAAAGCTTTTTTCAACACGGATGGCGTCCTTTCCTGTGCTGGGGAATATGTATAATAGTTTTAACTCATTTTGGTTTCGCTGAATTCTTTAATATTAAACAATCTATTATCAATGGTGGCTTATTGGCTTCTCTTGATTCTGCAACACTTTTCTTCCTAGGGTCAATACTTGGCATTTACATGACTGCTAAGACTGTTGAACACGTAAATTCTAATAACTTAGCAGCGGATGATAGCAATTAATGTACGAAATTGAATATAAAAGAGATACTAATCGTAGAATCATTGAATGTGGCAAGTTAGGAATGTCAATAATTCAAATGGCTGCAGAGTTAGGTGTTAGTAGGAAAACATTACTTCGTTGGTCTACCGACAGTTCAAAACCTGGGTTTATTGAAGCATTTGACCTTGCTCAGACGTATGCACAGGCGCATATGGAAGATATAGGGTTTAAAGGCATGAGAGGCATGTACAAAGGGTTTAATGGCCCTACATACCTTCAAACTATGAAAGTAAGGTATAAAGACGATTATTCAGAAGTAGATACTCATAAAGTAGACTTCAGCTCACTTGTTAAAGCAATGTCAGATACAGAAATCAATGATAAATTGAAAGAAATGATGGATAAAGCTAATAATCAATCAAATAAACTTAGTGGTGAGTAATGATTTTATCAGTATTTGAGTATATAGATTATTATGCTATAGGTTATGAAGGACAACCAAAAACATTTATACCAAAATGTAAAATTTTACATAATTTAGACTATTTTCTACTAGATTCAAAAAATGATACTTATAGAACGTTAAAAATAGATAAAACTCTAGAAGAATGTTTTATAAAATGAATATAGATAATCTATCAAGAGAAGAGAAAGAACAGTTATATGTACTTAAGGAAGAGTTAGCTAATCGTATTAAGTTCAATTACATAGATACAATATTCCCTGATAAAGGTGAATTACTTGAAGGATGTTTAAAAGACACTTCTAGAGATAATTACCCTAAGCACATTGAGTTCATTAACGCTGGTTCAACGTACACTGAAAGAGCTTTCATAGCAGGCAACCGTACCGGAAAGACTATGTGCGGTTTATATGAGATGGTCAGGCACTGCATTGGAGTTTACCCTAAGTGGTGGAAAGGTAAGAAGTTCAATAGGCCAGTGCAATGCTGGTTAGTTGGTGATAGAGGAGACACTATAAGAGACGGTATGCAACGTCTACTTATGGGGCGTACAGAACAAGGTACCGGTATGATACCTAAAGATTGTATTGTAGACACGTCTAGTCTCCAAGGAACTCCAGGAGGTATTGGTATATATTATATCAAGCACATACCTACAGGACGTACAAGCAAGATTATTGTTAAGACATACAATGCTGGCAAGAACGCGTTTGAATCAGCAGAAGTTGATGTAGCAATGCTAGATGAAGAAGTTCCATTAGATATATACGTAGAAGTACAGATGCGTGTACTTACTACAGGCGGAACTGTTTATTTGACGTTCACACCAGATAGTGGTCTAACAGATACAGTGCTACACTTCATGGAAAAACCTGAAGATGGTGCACCAAGATTTATAGTAATGGTAGGTTGGAATGATGTACCACATCTATCTGAAGAACGTAAGAAAAACCTATTAGCTACAATACCTTTGCACATGAGGGATGTTAAAACTAAAGGTACTCCATATCTAGGAAGCGGCGCAATATTCCCTATAAGCGAATCAAACCTTGTATGTGACCCTTTCAAAATACCAGACTACTGGCCAAGGGCTTACTCATTTGACCCTGGTTGGAATAAGACAGCAGCATTATGGGGTGCGTATGACATCGAAAGCGACACGTGGTACTGCTATAGTGAAATGTATGCTGGACAGGCTGAAGCAGAAATACACGCTGCATCAATTAAGGCAAGAGGACAGTGGATTGATGGAATTGCTGACCCTCATGGATCTAAAAACGGCAAAGGTGTTGATTCAGAATCCTTTCTCGAAGCATATGAACGACTTGGCCTTAATCTCACACTGGCTACTCCGTCAGGAGCAGGATCAGTTGAAATCGGACTGCAAGAAGTATACAGCAGGCTTTCTACTGGCCGCTTAAAGATATTTAGCACATTACGTAACTGGTTGTATGAATACAGGATGTATAGACGTAATGATAAAGGAGCTATAGTTTTAAAGCATAATCACTTGATGGACTGCACTAGATACTTAATGTTATGTGGGCTATCAGTAGCTAAGACATATGAAGAAGAAGAACAATACAATAAACCGGTAAGACAACGGTATTCGCAAAATAGAGACTCTACTGGCTACGGAATTGAAGAATAATGTCTGATTTAAAAGAACTAGAAGTAGAAACTAAAAGTGAAGCTAAATCTAAATTAGCATTACTTAAAGAGTATGCTAAACTAGATAACTTGGTAGATCAAGCAGATTTGTCATATAAAGGCGAATCTCATAAAAACTATATAGATAAAATAGGAAAAAGAGTATTGTCTGGGTTTGAAGAAGACCTTAAATCTTGTTCAGAATGGTTAGACGATATTAAGAAAGTTGAAGCTCTTACTACTCTTAAGTCAATACAGAAAAATCAACCACTACCAAATTCTTCTAATGTTAAATATCCACTAATTACAAAAGCATGCTATGAGTTCAGCTCACGCACATACCCTGAGATTATTAAAGACGGCAAGGTTGTTAAAGGAAACGTAATAGGGTTAAGTTTCACTAAGGATGCACAAGATCTTGCAGAACGTACCACTACTTATATGAACTACCAGCTTCTATTTGAACAAGAAGACTGGGAAATGGAATTAGATAAGTTATTGAACTTATTACCGCTAATTGGATTCTTATGCCGTAAGACATACTATGATCCAATAAGACGTGTTATTAAATCAGAATTATGTGAACCTAAAGACCTAATAATTAACTCTAATGCTAAGTCATTACAAGATGCTAGACGTATTAGTCATGTATTACACTTCAGTTTAAATGAGCTTATTGAGCATCAGAATGCTGAATTATTCACTAAACAACCTATTGATGAGCTTATTGTATCCCTAGAAAATGACCACTTCGATAAACCTATTGAAGTAATTGAACAACACACATTTTTAGATCTGGACGATGATAACTACGCAGAACCTTACATTGTAACAATTCTTAAAGAAAACGGTAAAGTATTACGCATTGTTCCTAGATATAGTAAAGACAGCCTAATAACTAAAGGTGTAAAACTTCTTTACATTGAACCTACACAATCGTTTACTGATTATCACTTCCTAGTATCGCCAAAAGGAAAGTTCCAATCTGTAGGTTTTGGAATATTAATGATGCATTTAAACCAGAGTATTAACTCTTTGTTAAACATGCTCATAGACTCTGGACAACTATCAAACCTTCAAGGTGGATATAAAGATTCTCGTTTAAAGAACATGGGAAGTGGAGATACAGACCACGATCCTGGTGAGTGGAAGACAGTAAAAGCAATGGCTGGTGTTACCCTTAAAGAGGGTATGATACCACATATGTATAAAGAACCTTCTGAGACTTTGTTTAAGCTATTAGGTTTATTGATTCAGACTGGTAAAGATCTAAGTTCGTCTACTGAAGTTATGACTGGGGGAACAAGTGCAGATAACGCCAAAACGGGAGCCGTTCAGGCACTACAAGCTCAAGGTTTAAAGATATTCACATCTATTCAGAGAAGAATATACAGATCATTAACTGCAGAATTTAAAAAGATATTTATTCTAAATGGTGAGTTTTTAGACGAAACTAAGTATTATCATGTAATTGATCAGCCTAATGTTGTAAATCGTAACGATTTTGACATGAAGAAAATATCTATAATGCCTGTAGCTGACCCTAACCTATCATCAGAATTTCAACGTGGACAGAAGAATCAACTTCTTATTGGTATATCTCAGTTAAAAGGTGCTAACCCTATAGCTATTACTAAAATGATTATTGATAATTCAGAACTACACGTATCAGCAGAAAGTATAATGTTGACACCTCAAGAAATGAATAAACCAGATCCAAACATGGTTAAAATTCAAGCTGAGATTCAAAGTTGGGCTGAAGATAAGAAATTAAAGGCAGAAGAACTAAGTATTCGTCAATTCGAAGCTAAGACTAAATTCTTTCAAACTCACGCTCAAGTTCTTGAATTACGTGCGAGATCTCTTATGGAAATGGCTCAAGCACAGGCTGTACAGGACGATGGATTATACCAGCAGCATTCATTACAATTAGCTATTCTAAGCAAGCAGATTGATTCTATGAGCGATATGGCAAGTCTTCAATCAGATGGTATTATGCATAATAACGAAATGAACCTTGCACATGCTCAGTTACAACAGCAAGGACAACAACAACAGGCTCAACAAGGAGGCCCACCAAGTGCAGCATCAACTCCTCAAGCAGCAGCAGGTCAGTGATTGGTTGGACAGCCCAGTAACTAGGGCATATTTAGAGTTAATAGATGAACATCTTGAAGCTAATAGGGGCGGAGTAACACAGATAGTATTGAGCGGTAAGGTTATAAGAGATTTAGGCGAAGATTTGGCTCAACTTAAAGGTCAAATTTATACATTAGAATTATTAAAAGAAGTTAGAATGTTCCTTCAAGAGAGGATAAATGATGAAGAAGTACAGACCAGTAAGACAATGCTTGATAGTGAAGATTAATAAACAAGAGTTTGAAAAGTCAGCAGGCGGTATAGTTTTCGTACAGTCTACTATAGAAAAGGAAGCAATGGCTAAGGAGGAAGGTACTATTATTGCTTTAGGTGAAGATATGTTCCCAGATTCACTGGCAAGCAATAGGCCTGATATTAAGGTTGGAGATGTAATAGCTTTTGCAAGATACGCAGGAAAACAACTAGTCAAAGAAGACTCAGAAGGGAATGAAATTAGAGTAATGTTGGACAAAGATATATTAGCCGTAGTAGAGGAATAATCAGATGACTGCAGATACTCCAGAAACATTAAAGGAACAGTTAAAAGTTGAATTAGCAAGGATTGAGGAAAAGAAAGGTAAAGAAGTAGTATCTAAACATGAAGAACATACTGAGTATTCAGATGAACCTATTGATGCAGCTGATATTGACCCACATTTGGAGGAAGCGTTAAAGCAAGGATATGATCCTAACTTTAAAGGCCCAGGAAAGAAGTCTCCAGAACAATTTGTTAAAGATGGATCATTCTTCAAAAAGATTGATGCTTTAAAGAAAGAACAGGAAGAAACTAAGAAAGTTGTAAGGGAATTAGCAGAACAGAATGCTAAACTTGCAGACATTGCGTATCGTAAACGTCAGGAGGAGCTTACAAACGCAAAAGAACGTGCTGTTATGGAAGCCGACCTGGTTAAGGTTAGAGCTATTGAAGTTGAGCAGAAGAAAGTTGCTGCAGAAGCTTTAAAACCAGTAACAATAGCACCAGAAAAACCAGCAATAACTCAGGAATTGTTAGATTTCCAGGAAGAACATAAGACTTGGTTTAATAACCAGACTAAAGAAAACATTCGTATGGTTAAGGCTGCAGAAGCTCTAGACTTACTAGTTGCTGAATAACTTGAAGAAACTGGTGAGAAAATATCACAAAAGGAACATTTAGCTCGTGTAGTTGAAAGAGTTAAAGTTCTATTCCCTAAAAGATTTGAAAATGAACGTCAGGCTGAAAAACCTAAAGTTCTTA